TTCTTCATGTTCTTCATTATTCTCCACCTAACATAGATACTTGAAAAAAAGCACCATCATTGTCAGCTTCTTTCTTAAAGCTAACATGCATGTGCTTAGTGTGTTTGTTAGCCCCTGTGTACTTACGCCACTTCCAGTTAAGGATGCGTGAGCAGATTCGTCCATCGTAAATGATGTAACTAATACGCTTGTCTTTTTTGGATCTGGACAAGGTACGAAGCTGATCAGCAAGATCTCCCATGATGTCTGGCTTGCCATTCTTGAATAAGTCTTTGTCCACATCAATGGCACGAACCCAACCTTGCTCATCTGGATTATGATCTGACTTGCGAGCAGCGTGTCGGGTATCACCGATCCAACCATCCGATGCGCGGTCACGATCTGGGAACGAGTCATCAAACTGCTCTCTTAACTGAACAGCAGCTTTACTTAATCTGGGCTTCACTTGCCTAGTTTAAGACCATCAGGAATTGGTTTTGAGTATTCCCATTTGGCAATATAAGCACCTTGTCCATCTGAGTCATCTTGTAGCCAAATCCCTAGTCTATGAAAATCATCTGTTGGGTTAATTTCCGGATAAGCCGCAATTACTTTTTCCCATAGTTCCATTTTTATGCTCCAATGTAAAACGCGTAAAATTGACCATTAAGACTATCTACATAATGACTTTGTGAAGTGCCAGAAGTTTGCTTGGTAAATAATTCTACATAATCATTAACGGCTAAATATAAAACAGTTTCAAGTGTTGCGCTTGGATAAACAGTATTTGGCGCGCCAAAAAAGTTTTTAGTATTTACACCATTTTTATAAATTGAAAGTGTATTTGTACCTGTTGCTGCATTGCTAAAATCACACAAACCACCAATTTGATAGTAACCTGCTTTGCCAGAAGGTATTGTGATTCTTGTGTTGTTTGTTACATTGCTATGAAATGAATCTGTATCAAAATCCTCGACATCAAAGATAAAAGCTGTATCTGTGTTGTTTGCAATTAACTGAGAACCAGCTGCCCTTAATTTAACACCTACAAAAGTAGAGCCACCGCTTGATGGCGTTGCCCACTTTAATCCTGTGGCTTCTGCTGAGTCTGCTGTAAGAACTTGACCATTTGTGCCTACTGCTAATCGCGCTGGAGTGTCTGCTGCTGTAGCACCAATTAGATCCCCCTTAGCATCAACAATTGCATTCTGGATAGCGTTGCTGTCATCCTGTGCAACCCATGAGAAATCCATGTCTGTGTTTGATGCCTTTGCAAGGACTTGACCTGTAGTGCCACCCTTAAGATCGACAAGTGAAGCATCGATAGAGTCGCCTAGTGTCTCAATGGCTACTGCGCCATCCTTGACTAGGTCAGTACTGGTTGGTACTGCCCAACCAAAATTAGGGGTTGTTGTTGCCATTAGGTTAGAGCTCCGATCGCTTTAGACCACTGTAGTGTACCATTTACGCCACTCCAGATGGTGTTAGTTGGAAGTACTGTTGCCCATGTTGGGGCAATAAGAGAGAAATCTGTCGGTGAGACATAGATAGTCGCATCCACGAATGTTGGTGTGGCTCGCATAGAGATGCCCTCTACAAAGCCTGAAAAGTACCCCTCGAACATGTTGAAAGGTAGGTTGGTTATAACTACTGGCTCACCAAAAAAAAGGTTAATCAGGTCATCTAACTGGGCAGATGGCATTGTTGGATTGTCGAGTCTGAAGGTAATCTGATCGAGCTGTGTTCTAGGCGTTGAGCGTAGAGCTAAATCACGCTCTACGATGTCTTCAATGTCTGCCAGATAGCGGATGTTAGAATCGAATGTTCTTTGATAGCGTCCATAGGTAGTGATAGAAGCATCGTCTGTGGCTGAGTAAGTGCTGCCGAAATCGTTGCCATAGCGAACGATCTCACTATTGCGAATCTTGCCAATCTGTAAGATTGACTTAACGCTGGCTGGAGAAGCGTAATTGGCATCTAATTGAATTGAACCATTAGCAGCAAGATAATTGCTTCGATGATCCGCGTCTGCATAGGCTATGCGCCCCTGCTTATCCTCGTAGAGCGTTCCAAGCGCACTGTCTGCTATCTGTTGAACTAGGGTTTGAGTGTTGCGATCAGCTGCGCTGAGGTTATCCATTTCATACAGACCAGTATCAATCTCACCTAAGCCCACATTCTCAGCATTAGCCCATGTAGTAGTTGGATCATAATCTTGCCATTGAAGTGCAGGTGCTACTTCTTGCCACTCATTGACTAATAATTCTGAAAGAATAATAGAGATCTGCTCACCATCAAGCCCATGAGCTACAGAGTCGGTATAGATTGCCTTGGGCAGTTTAGCAAGAGCACCTACTGCAAGGATTGTTCCGAGGGTTACAAAGCCTGTTTCTTCTGGAGTTCTTACAGAAGTCGTAAAGTCCGAGACTGTGCCACCGAATACAGGCACATAAGTGCCACCGCTATCTTTAAGTTCTAGTGTGAGAAGGTCTGTAACATCAATGTCAAAAAGGGCATTGGTTGAGTTAATAATGTCCATGCGAGCATAGCCTGCTTGACATTGGCGATCAATGTCGATTCGACCTGTTGTGACGCTAACAGAGGTAACATTGGTATAGACATTAGTGCCTACTGTTATGCGCCATTCTGGAAGCCATGTCATACTGCTAGAAGTCCTGTTGAACTTGTACCACGCTGATAAGACTGACGGATTACATCTTCTACAGCACGAGCAATTGCTTCTGGATCACCTACTCCAGTATTAACTGTGATGTTAGTGCCACCTGCGCCATAGCCTCTGCCAGAGTTCATGTTAGGGCTATAACCACCAAGGTCACCCACTGACTTCTGATAAGCAATAAGGTCGCGTAAATCCTGCTCTGATTGCATGTCTAAAAGATCTGCAAAAGCATTGGCACGAGCTGAGGCTGCATCCGCGTATTCTAGGATTGCTCCGATAGATCCCTGAGCAGCTACTTCCTTGCTGATTGGTGCAATAAAGTCACCTACTGGAATGCCAGAACCTAATGATGCACTGGTTGGAATCGGTGCTTTAGCCTGTGTAGAAGCCTGTCCAAGTAATTCAAGCATCTGCTTAATCTTGGAAATTGCAAGATCGAGGTTGCTTTGATTGATTAAATCAACAGGCTTTAAACCTTTGAGGATAGTCTCAATAGCAAGCATCTGAGTATTTTGACCAGATAGAGCATTAAGGACTTTCAGGTCTGCATTGAGTTTAGCCGTTGCAGCGATGATGGCTTGCTCATCCTTTGCAGCAATAGCATCTTCTAGCGCAAGGATTGAACGCTTTACATTCAAGCGAGCAGTGTCATTAGCAATCTGGAGAATCTGTGCTTGATTGGTTGTCTTGCCTAGCAATTCTGCTTGATTAGCAAGTGCTGCTGCAATCTGGATTTTATCTATGTCAAAGACTTCTTCGCCCTTATTAAGAACAAGATTAGCCTTATCGATGGCGTTTTGTAATCTCTTTTGTTTTACTGTTTCAGCAGCAGACTTAGCCTGATCCTTAATCAGTTTAGCTAGTGCCTTATTGCGAGCAAGTGCTTCCTGCTCCGCTTTTTTACGAGCAGCTTCGCGCTCTCTATAGCCACCATCTCCAGAAGTAGGAAACATCAATGGACCAGTGTTCACCGCAATTTGTGCTTTGTTCTTTTTCATTGCGTTACCAATGGCGGCTATTCCAAGTGCTGCAACGCTTATAGCTGTGAACCATGGAGCCCATGCAAGACCTACTGCTATACCTGCTGCCACTAGAATAGGTTGAGCAATCTTAATCTCTTGTACTAAGTAACCAAAACCAGTGATTGCATTAGTAAGTTTGATTGAAAGATTCTCAATGTTCTTGGCTGCGCCCCCTGCACCATTAGCACCAGAGAGACCACCAAGGGCTTCGACTAATCCGCCACCAATGCGTTCTTTGGCTTGGTTGCTTACTTCTGAAAGAATGGCTAATTGACCACTAAGGCTCTGAGCTGCTTCATCTGCTGCGCCTAATGTCTGCTTGCCAATAACAGCCATGATTTCTTCGAATGTCTTGGATGATAGTTCTGCCTTAGTTAAACCTAAGCGATACTGATTAAGACCCTTTGTATTTCCGACATAGGCATTAGCAAGATCCTGTGCAACATCTGCAACATTGGCTGAACGAGATGCAGCAAGATCCAAAGCAGTGTTCATGATCTGTGTGGACTTTGAGACTGAACCTGTCACAGAAAGAAGTGCCTGCATTGCTGGAACTGCTTGGTCTCCAGTAACTCCGTACAGCTTGCCGATCTGCTCTACATAGGCT